TTTATTTAAGTTGTTAGTTACTACTTTAGTAACTTGATGAAGTTTATCATAATCAAATTGTTTTGTTTGTTGGTTAACAAATGCGGGTAATGCAATGGACGCTAGATTACAAACTGCGGTTTCAGTGCTATCAGAGTATTCTATTATTTCGGTACATTGTCCTGTTAAAATTCCATTAAAAACCCCCATGTGTCTCTTTTGTTCAGTAAAACAATATGTATCATCAATTCTATTATTATTTTTAATTTCCAATATTTTAATAAAATGTTTAGCATCACGGGATGGTTTATTTCCAGAAATAACTAATCTGTGTGGATTAAACCCTAATTGATGTAAAATATATAAATCATATGATGTAATTAATAATCTATAAATAGGTTTAACCTCAAAATATTTATAACCTCCTTTTCCATCTGGCAAGTAACTTTCTGTTCTATTTTGACTAAGTTTTATTTTAGGATTAATGCCACACGTTTGTAATAATAATTTTATATTTTCTAAAAATTCTTTATTTATTGAAGATACTTGTAATTGTTCATCAATAATAGAACCATCAGCATCACAATATCCAGCAAACCAATCTAGTTTATCCTTTAAAGCGCAAAAATAATAAGGCACGTCAAATTTTTCATTTAAATCAACTGGAAGAATATCATCTGTTTTATTTCCATAAGTTCCATCTCCACAAAAAAATCCATGGGTATAAGCATATGGCATAGTATCAGAACCATCAATAACTGGATATTCGCATTTTATTATCCTATCATTTGGTTTTAAATCTTTTGCTTCAACCTTTTCAATTGAATTTGATGAATAACTATTTTGAATATAAAAATTATGATAAGGAGTACAAGTTAATTTTGATCCATCATCAGTATAAACATCAATTAATTCTTGATCTTCCCCTGTTTTTTTAATAGTAACTAAACTCCACTCTTCGCCATTCCATACATTTACATCTTGTTCCATTAAATTTTGAATTTCTATATGTCCTTTATCCGTCAAAATTAATGTTTCTGGCGCAACGCATAAATTGGACGATTTAATTGTTCCAAGATTTTTTTGATTAGATTTTATATTGGCGGCGTCCTTATAAACTAAATATGGCGTCCCTGTTTCCATTTGAGCATCTAAAATAGCAAACCATAATTCACGAGCATTAATAGTCTTTCTAGCTTTGCCATTTTTTTCGTAAGATTCATATAAATTTTTAAAATTTTCCCCATAAACATCAGATAACCCAGGACATTCGTGTGGACAAAATAATGACCATTTGCCATTTTTGTCTTTAACTCTTTCCATAAATAAATCAGAAATCCACAAAGCATAAAATAAGTCACGCGCTTTCATTTCTTCATCTCCATGATTTTTTCGCATTTCTAAGAAATCAAAAATATCAGCGTGCCAAGGTTCTAAATAAATTGCAAATGAACCATTACGCTTATTACCTCCTTGGTCAACATATCGAGCAGTATTATTAAATACCCGTAACATAGGAACTAATCCATTAGATATTCCATTTGTTCCTTGAATATGACTTCCTTTTGCTCTAATATTATGAACATGTAATCCAATTCCTCCGGCCCATTTTGAAATATGTGCGCAATCTTTTAATGTATTAAAAATTCCATCAATGCTATCATTTTCCATAGCTAACAAATAACAAGAGCTCATTTGTGGTCGTGGAGTTCCTGCATTGAAAAGGGTTGGTGTCGCATGTGTAAAAAATTTTTGAGACATTAAATTATATGTTTCTTTAATGAGTTCTAATGAATTAGGATTATTTAAATCGCCGTGTATTCCGACAGAAACTCTCATCCACATATGTTGTGGTCTTTCAATAATATATTTTCCTTTTTTAAATAAATATGCTCTTTCCAAAGTTTTAAATCCAAAATAATCAATTAAATAATCTCTATTATAATCAATCATATCATTTAAATTTGTAGCATACTTACTAACAAATATCCATAAATTTGATGATACTAATGGGTTATGATTGCCGTGAATATCATAAAAATTATATAATTCTTCTACTACATTTGAAAATAACGAATTAGTATTTTTTTGATGATTAGAAATAATAATGCGTCCAGCAAGAGTGCCATAATCAGGATTTAGGGTAGAAAGTGAAGCGCATTGTTCGGCAGCCAATTCATCTATTTTTGTTGTAGAAATTGTATCATATAACTGATCAATTACTTTCATAACTAATTGTGGATAATTTATATGAATTGACGCTTCTTCGCCTAATTTTTTGATTCGCAATTGAATTTTATCAAATGCAATTTCTTCTAATTCACCATTTCTTTTAGTAACACGCATGTATGTTGTTTCCATAGTATATATATTTGGTAGTTTAATTTTAAGTCACTTTTAAAATTAAATAATTAAGTTTTTATATAGATTTATATTATATGAAATATAAATTTGTTATAGGGAGTATTATATTTTTAATACTAATATTAGTATTAAGTTTAATTAAAAATGTTGAAGGATTTAGTGGGTTATATGATTTATCAACGCCTGGAACTTTTCCAAAATCTGTTAAACAAGCAATATTAAATGATTATCCTCTAATAAATAAAAATGAAACTTCAGACAATAATTATAATCAAATATGGTGGCATTATCCTGTATTTAAATTAGGTTCATATAAACAGATAACTAACAATTTGAAATATTATGATAATCCAGATAATGGAACTTGTTCACCTGCAGATTTTTGTGGCGCGTTATATAAAAATAAAAAAGATACTAACACAAATATTACATTGCCATTACCTCCAGTGCAACAAGGTTTAAGAGTTGGTTATTTTATAACTGAACCATAGAGTTGATAAAAATAAAATAATAAATAAACCCTTAAAATAAAAAATTGACTTAAAAATTATAATACTTATTGTAAGTATCATTAAATAAAGAATGCAAGTTTTAATAAAATTAGATAATCTTATTGAAGGACAAGTTATTAAACGCCCTTCAAAATATATCAAAACTCCATATGTTGCTGATATTTTATGCAATGATGAAGAAGTTTTAGGTCATACTGCTTCATTAGGTTGCTGTGGACTTGCTGACGTAAATGCGTCTGTTTTAATATCTCTAAGTCCAAATTCAAATTCAAAATCAAAACCAAAAAATAAGGCAAATATGAAATGTACACATACTGTATACTTATCAGTATTAAGAGAGAGAGAATATGAACAAATTATTGGAATCCATCCAAAGTTGGCCGAAACATTAACCGAAGCAGCTTTGAACGCAAACTTACTGACGAAATTACAAAATATTAAAAGATATAGAAGAGAAACTGCTATTTATGTTAAAGATAAAATAGATTCACGTTTTGATTTTACTGGTATAGACCAAAATAGTATTCCATTTATAATGGAAGTAAAAAATGTGCCATTAGCAGACTATGAAAATGTTAGCTTTAAAGAGAGGACTAAAATGAATTTTAATGATAGAGACTTTAATTCAAAAGTATCCTATTTTCCTTACAATTATAACAAGAAACCTTCTGAACCTGTTAGTCCAAGAGCATTAAAACATATTAGAGAATTAACATTGATAAAAAAAGAAACATTGATACAAAAAGAAAAAGAAATTCAAATTCGTTGTATAATGTGTTATGTTATACAACGAACTGATACTAATAGATTTCAACCATCTGTTATTGATCCAGAATATAGAGATGCGTTTAAAGAAGCAATAGAAGCAGGTGTAGAGATAATTACAATGGTTGTTAGTTGGAATAGAAATGGCGAAGCTACTTTCATTAGGGATGATTTACCTATTGCTCTATAAAATAATACAAAAATATTATATCATTATTAAGGTAATATTAAACATTGTCAAAATCAATGTCGATATCAAACTCAATATCTTGGGTTTGTTTTTTTATAACATTTATTTTGGATGTTTCTTTATTAAAATGTAACAAACAACCTTCGGATGGTTTATCTACATTATTATCCGTTTTTTTTGGTCTGCGATTTGGTTCACGATGCCCATAACCAGTAACTCTTTCTTTTGTAATAGTGTTCCAAATATCTTCTAATTGTTTAACATTATCATTAAACCATTGTTGATTTCTACAAACTAACACACAACTGAATTTTTCTAATTTCCAATAGTGTGTCTTCATATATATATAATTAAATTCAGAGTTACCCTGATAATAATCTACTATGTTTTCTTGCCATAAAGTAATATCATTAGAATGAATCATATCTAATGGTTTATGAACGTAAAATGGTTTACCTTCTTTTGTATGAAAGTAAATCATAAGTCCTTTCATACATTTGTCTTTTGATAAACATAAATTGTCTTCATTTTCAGTATCACATAAAAATGATGTACAATCAGGATATTCTGTAAATTTTGTTTCTAAAAAGTCACATTCGTCTAATTCACAAACTTCCATTTGAAGTTGCATTTGAATCCAATATTCTTTTTTAGGTATTCCATTTATTTCTCGATTAACAATATTTTTAATTTCTAACATGCGACCATATCGCTTTGAATGTGGATCAACATTAATTCCGTCTGGAGATGCTCCGATAAATAAATAAGTTTTGTGTTGAATGCACCCAAAATCTTCTATTTTTGTATCGTACATATCTTCATAAATTTTAACTGAGAGTGGTTCATATTTTTGTCCCCAATGAAGTGTAGTGTTAGTATTTACCATTATAACTTCTTTTATTTCTTCTGCATATAAAGTTGGGTTTAATGGTTTACATTTTTCATAAATAAGTTGATTTTTTACCTTTTGATTTTCAAATGCTTTATACGCATTTGAAGCAGTAATTAAATTATGTCGAAACTCATACCATTCTTTTGTTCTTTGAACTGGTTGAGGTTTATTCCTGAGAACATTTATTTGTTGTGTAATATAATTATTATGTGGGTCTTCTAAAATAATTGTATTAGAATAAGAACGTGGCGGCATATAATTTTTAAAAAAATCGTCTTTAGCGTATTCAATAATATCATTTATTTCGTCTTCCGCTTCTTCTGTATAAAATATATCAAATTCAAATAGTGAATACATTAATTCTTGAATATTTTCGTCAAAAATATCTTCAAAATCTGGATCAGAAACAAAAGTAGGGTAATCTTTAATAAATTCTTCCATTAAATATAAACAAGTTTCATATAATTCAAAAAAATCGGAATCATTAAAGTATTGATATTCTATTTCAGGTATAATTTTATCAGTAATATCAATTAGTTCAGACATATTTATAATATATTATTTTATTTTTATACTATTTTTATTATTAAATATTACATTAAATTACTTATAACCTACTTATAAATAATAAAAATAGTAGTACTAGTATTACAATAATATTTAGTCGTCTTTATCAGAGTCAGAATCATCTATATTTTTAATATTTTTGGCAGTTCCTTGTTTTTTCTTTGGTGCCAATCCTTTTAAAGTAGATACTCTTTTATCTATATTTTTAAGTGTAAAATGGATTAATGGTTTATTAAAAAATAACGCTGGTATATTTTTTATTTCACCGGTATCCTTATTATAATTAACATCTTTAACCCGTTGTAATTTTTTTTTATCTAAACATTCTTTAAAAAAAGAAATAAGTTTATCATATTCTAAATCAGTTAAATTATTCTCAACTTTATAGTTCTCTGCAAATAAGGTTAATTTTCTCATTTTAGCAGTTTTATCTAATTTGCTCCAAGGTTCATTTGAGTTTGTAATTTTTTCATTTTCAAGAAATTTATCTAAATTTTCTAAATCAATTGATGATTTACTTTCAGAACGAGAAAATTCATTTTGTAAACTCGTAAAAAATGACGATTTGCATTTAACTGGGGTTAACTCATTACTATCACAATTTGGTTGTTTATTCATTTATACATTATATTGTAAAATAGATTTTAACTTAGTTTTATATAATAATATAAAAATATGTATAATAAAATTATGTTTAAATTAATTTTATTATAAATTAATATAATATATTAATGGATATCAATAATAATAATAATTCTAATATAAAAAACATAATATTAGAAGAACCACACAACAATAAATCTACAAAAAAAATAAATTGGGAAAAGGAAAAAAAAATGAGAGTAGAAACAAAAACTTGGGGTTTAAACGAAGAAGAATTGTCTCATGAAACACAAATAAATATTTTAATGAGTAAAATTTTTATTAATAATGAAAATAATAACAAATATATTTCAAAAATGTTATCTCATATAAAAACAAAATTATATTGTTATAAACAACAGGATATATTAAAAAAAATTTTAAATGAAAAAGAATTTGTTAGTTTTGAAGAGACAATTAATTTGTTAAAAAACTCAAATATGAAATGTTGTTATTGTTCTAATGAAGTTTATATTCTTTATGAACGAGTTAGAGAATTAAAACAATGGTCTCTTGATAGAATTAATAATGATATTGGACATAATAAAGGCAATTTAGTTATAGCATGTTTAGACTGCAATTTAAAAAGAAGAAGAACTAACAAAGATGCTTTTATGTTTACAAAAAATATGGTTATTATTAAAGAAGGAAATTAAACCAAATTGTCCATATTATTTTTGGTATTTTAATAAATTTTGTAAAATATATATTTTGTAAGATAAATATTCTCATTTAAGTTTAATAATACATTATTTTAAAAATCATTATAATAATGTACAATGAATGGAAATGGAGTACTGGTGAAACTTATTATAAAAGTGCTAAATTAGAAAAAAAAGTTGTAGAGCAAACATATGATTCACAAACAAACGCTATAAACCAATCTTTAGCTGATGACACTTTTTTTAATCAAGATTCAGACTTAATAAATATAACAAATTCAATGTTTTCTAGAAATCAAAATACAAGTGGAACAAAACGTGAAGATTTAGATACAAAAATAGCGGATCGAGAAATGATTGCCCAAAGAGGATTTAATCCTTTTTTACAAACTAGTTATGTTAATGACATTGTTACTCGTGATATGTTTTTAAAACCTATAAATACTACATTTGAAAAATCTAAAGAAACCTCTAAAGAAACCTCAAAAGAAGTCTAACCAAGATAAATTAAACTATCATTATTTAAATACTTTTAACGCACATTGTATGAAGTAAACGATTTGCTAAGTAGGCTAAAAATGTATTTAACAAAATTAAAGAAGAATTGACTATAAACATCATATCAACTTTTTTAATATGATTTACCATAAAATAGGTTATTGAAAAAATAGTTGATACAAATATTATACCACATGCTATTGATAATGCATAAAAATAAACACAATATTCTCT